CAAATAGAAGAAGAAGTAACAAAAGAGGCAAATAGTTTAGCAAAGGAATTAGAGCTAGATAACTTGCGATTACTTGATCCACTTGCTTATGAGAGATTTGTTGTAGAGGGAGATGAGGATGCAGGATAAAAAGCATAAAGTTTCTGATCTAAATGCTATGTATTTAGAGGGGGAAGCCGCCGATCAGGAGCTTTTTGCAGAGCAAAGATCAAATATCCAGCTTGTCATGGGCCAGCATTACGGCAAAAAGAACACTAAGTTTTGGGACAGGCTTAGAACCAATAAAGATGTTTCAAACGAGCAGAAAATTCGTTTAACAAAGAACCACATTAGAAAAGTGGTTCACATATATAGAAACTCAATTACTTCTTATGCTCCAGGGGTTACAGCCCAACCAAAAGATAAGTCTAATATGCAGAATCAAAAAGCAGCCGAGCTTGTTAACGCTGTTTGGGCTGATTACAAGACTAGACAGGACTGGACTAGGTTTTTAAATAATCTTGCAAGCGACTATGTAGGAATCGGGGAAGTTGCTGTAAAAATATTTTTTGATCCTTTGGCTGGAAAGTTTTTAGGATACGAGCAAGAAGTAGATGAGACAGGCCAGCCTGTTTTTGATGAGACAGGCCAGCCAGCAGCCTCCCAAAATGCAAGGTTTTCTGGGGATGTAAAAATAGAGAGACTCTTTTCTTTTAATATTATTAGACCTGCTGGGGCCAAGTCTTTAGATGAGGCCGAATGGTTGTGCCATAGAAAAATGGTAGATATAAAAGATTTGAAAAATATGATTAACGCCTCTGAGATGCCTGATGAGGAAAAGCAAAAAACTATTAGCAAGATTTCTGAGACTCAAGATCAGACCTATGTTGTGCTTGATGGTTCTACTGGTAATTATAAGCAAACAAAAAACCAGACAATGATTAAGGAATGGTTTTTTAAATCATGTCCTCAGTATCCTATGGGATATTTTTATATTACTTGTGGAGATGTTAGCTTGTTTGAAGGGGAGCTTCCCTTTGGTGTTTTTCCAATAGTCATGACAGGTTTTGACGAGGTTCCCACATCTCCCCGATTCAGGTCTATTGTTAAACAACTGCGCCCGAATCAAGTAGAGATAAATCGGGTGGCTTCCACTATTGCCGAAACGCAGATCACTCTTGGATGGGATAAGGTTTTAGTTCAGAACGGGACTAAGCTACTTCCAGGGACATCGTTTCCTGGGGTTCGCTCTTTTCAGTATTCTGGTATTGCACCAATAGTTTTGGAAGGCAGAACAGGGGCGCAGTATTTGGAATATATGAACTCACAAATTGATGAGTTGTATAGAATTGCGCTGATAGACGAGCAACAGATTGAAAAAGAGGCCAATTTTGATGTTTATTCAATGCTTAATAGAAGCATCAAAGATAAAAAGAAATTTTCTCTTTATACAGATGGCTTTGAAGGATTTTTAAGAAAAGTATTTAGTGCATATATTGCACTTAGGCAGAAGTATTCTACCCCAGAAGATTTAATTCCTGCTATTGGCAAGTCTGAGGCTATAAATGTGCAGGAGTTTAAAGGTGTTTCTGATTTATCTTACTCGATAGTTGCAGAGCCACAAACAGGAGATGCCGAAAGCAAGCTAGGAAAGCAGATGATGATTCAACACGTTATACAGTTTGTTGGAACACAGCTTGCTCAGAAAGATTTAGGAAAGTTAATTCGCATGATGCCTTATGCGAACGATGAAAAAATATTAGAAGATATGACTATGGAGTATGATTTTGTAGAAAATCTCATGCTTGCCATTGAAAGAGGGGAAGCTCCTCAAATAAATAATAATGTAGATTGCGACTATGTTATAAACAAGTTGGTATCCAGAACTGTAAAATCTGATTATCAATTTTTATCCCCTCAAGTACAGCAGATGTATCAGAATACAATAAAAACATACGAACAAGTTAAAGCAGATCAGTTAATTAAGCTAAAACAAGCGCAGTCAGAATTTATACCAAGTTCCGGCTATCTAGTTGCTTGTGACTTTTATGTTACTGATCCTGCGTCTCCTGAGAAATTGCCAAAGAGAGCTAGAATACCCTCTGAGGCCCTTGATTGGTTGTTAAAACAATTACAAGCACAGGGAACTACTCAGGAAACAATGACTCAAATGCCTCAGGGCGCTGCGACAGACATTATTGAAATGGCTGGAACAAAAGCAGCACAACAGATGGCACAACAAGCGGTAAACCAACCGCAAACCAGAACACAGACTGGTTTAGCGCAACAAGCTGGGCCACCAAACCCAGAAGGAGCATATCGTGGATACTGAGAGCATTAAAACAGCAGGAATTACGCCCGAATCGACAGCACAAGAGACAACTACAACAGAAACACAGCCGAAAGAGACTAGCGGTGTTGAGTTTAGCGGAGAGACGGCTAAAAAAGATGCAAATGGGGTAGAAACAGGCACAGAACCCCCCAAACCTGCTTACAAACCAGACTATAAACTTAAAGTTTATCATCAGGACATGGAGTTAAAGGACGAATTTCTTAAAGGTCTAATGAAAGATGCTGAAACAGAGAAGAAAGTTAAGGAAATTGCCCAAAAATCAGAGGGTTTTGAGGTTATAAAAGGCTGGTTAGAGGAATCAAGAAACAAGCATGATGAGTATTATAAAGCATCTCAACCTATTGTAGATTATTATAATGAGGCTTCTAAAATACTTGCTAAGAAGGATCTAGGTGGATTTTTTGAGCATATTGGTATTCCAGAGGATGAAATTTTAAAATACGCCATAGCCTTAGCTGAAGAAAGGCAATTAGATCCCGAATCGAGGAGACAAGTTGCAGAACAAAGACAACTTGCAAAACAAAAAGAACAACTAGAGAGCCAAAACCAGGCTCTTATGCAGCAGCAATACCAACAAACAGTGCAATACCGAAACCAGGAATTGCAATGGATGTTGGCAAGACCTGAAGTTGCGCAAGCAATGAAGGCGTTTGATGCAACCAATGGGCAAAATGCTTTTCTTGAATTAGTTCGAGAAGTAGGTCTTGCTCATTATGCTCAAACAGGGGGAAGGGAAGACCTAACACCAGAACAGGCTATTCAAAAGGTTATGACTAGATTTGGGGGTTTCTTCAAACAGGGAGAAACATCTCAAATGGCCTCACCACAGGCAAGTCAGACTGTCACACCAGATAGTAAGCCACCTGTAATACCTAATGTTTCTGGTAAAGCTACTTCCCCAGTAAGAAAAAAACCAAGTAGCATTAACGACTTAAAAAAACGATACGAAGAACTAAGTTCTTCATAAAATAAGGAGAGATTAAATGGCGACTTCGAGAAGTTTTAGCGCAATGCTAAATGAATATTTACCCAACGATCTTTTTAAAGAAGAGCTTTTAAAAAGAGATTGGCTACTTAACAATGTTGAAAAAGACAACAACTGGTTAGGTGGAGATTTAATTGTACCATTCGAGGGAGGCGTTGCTTCAAGCATTAGCTTCGGCTCTTTGACTGATGCCAGCGACATTACCGAGTATTCTTATGTTAGAGGTAAATTGTCGTCACAGCCTGAGATGTGGGGTTCATTAAAGTTCAAAGAAAGAGACTTGCAAGAGCATGGCAAGATTTCTGAGCAGAACTTTTTGCAACAACTTCCAGGGCAAATTGACTCTTTCATTGAGAACATGAAGCAAGCTGCTTCTGTTCAGATGCTTGGGGCACAAAATATGGCAACTGTTCTTGTGGACTGTTCTGGGGGAGTTGTAGAGGTAGATCATATTGACAGATTTACAATCGGACAGCGTTTAGTGTTTAAAGGAACTCTTAAAACAGTTACCGTTACTGTTTCTGCTATTAATTTAAACGGTGCAACTACTTCTAACACAAGCGCAGGGCTTTTGACACTTACTCAAGTTTCTGGAGATGCTTTGACAGACATCACTGTTGCAGATGTTTCTAAGGTATATCACCCAGGAGCAGACACATCAGCTAACGTATTCTCATCTTTGAGAAGTGGGTTGTTGAGCGCAGCAAATGGTGGTTCCTCTACTATTTTGGGGCAATCGAAAGTAGCTTATCCCTACCTTCAGGCTAAAAACGTAAACGGATCTTCAATTACAGCAACCAACCTTCTTGAGCGACTTTTTGACGCGTATACTGCTGTAAGAGCAGTAGGCCGTGGAAAAGCTGACCGATTCGTTATGAGCTATAAGCATTTAGGCTCAATCATGAAGGCAATCGAAGTTCAGAAGGGTGGGTTCAAAGTGACTCCAACCGCAACAAACGCATCAATGTTTGGTTGGACTGAGATTCAGATTACTTCGGTAAAAGGTGAGCTTAAAATCGTTGGTATTCAAGAAATGGATGATGATGTTATCATGATCTTGGATATGAGCGCGCTCAAATTCTACTCGAACGGTTTCTTTAAGAAACGACAAGATCCCGAAACTGGAAGCCCATTTTTTGCTGTAAGAGCAACAACTGGCTATAGTTACATTGTGGATATATGTCTGTTCGGGGATTTGGCTCTACAAGCACCCTCACGTTGTGGAATTATTTACGGAATTAGTTATTAACCTTAACGCTGAAAGGAGCGAAAAATGAAGGTATTATTTAGTGTTTTAGCTATTATCGCCCTTGTAAGCGTTGGTCATGCTAACATTTCTAGGGACGCTGAATTTGGACTAAACAGAATGAACTCTGTTGCACAGAAACATGAGTTAGGTTCACTTTTAAGCAAAACCCAAGGACTGTTGGTGGCTAAGTATTCTTATGCCGTTTTGGGTGGTTCTACCACAGCAGACATAAGTCTAGTTAGAGACTTGAACGAACCTAAAGGTTACGCAGTTTTGCCAAACAAGGCTATTGTTAAGCACGTTTGGCTAGATGTTGTAACTCAACCAGCCAGTGCAGGTTCTAATGCTACTGTTGCATTGAAATCTGAAGCTGCTGGGGATTTACTTGCTGCAACTGCTGTTAGCAGTCTTGCTGCTGGTAGATACCAGGGTGTTCCAAAGGGAGCGACTGTTTCCAGTTATATTAAGATGACAGCAGATAGGACAGTAAAAATGT